TGTAGTACTATCAGGTTTCAATGCATCTGAATCTGCGGAAAAACTTAATAAATTAGGTAATGTTATTTTTTTAACTTGTTTTTGTGCATAATAAAAATCATTTAAATATCTATCATCTTCTATAGGTTGTGGTGCTAATCGTACTTCTTTTCTTGACGGTGATATTTCATGTATAAAATATTTATACTCTTTTAAAAATAAAACTTTAGATGTATCTGAATGTGCTCGTCCTGTCATAATAGTACCACCTGGCATTGTATGATAATCACCAAACCATCTATTACCTTGAGAATCAACTAATATTGTTTCGTATGAACCTGCAGCTTTTCTTAAAAAATTATATTTTACAACATACCTACCTCTATCATAACCCATTTTTCTAAGAATAGTACCTGTATTTAATTTTACTCCGATATCATTATCATATGAATAATCACTTGGGTCAGCGATACCACTTTCTATAAAATTATTATTTGTATCATAAATTAAAACTTGAATATAATCATTTGAGTTAGTAGTAAATTCACCACCCAAATAAGCATCTTGAGCTGAAGCCAAATCTATTGTTTGACCCGTATGTAAAAGTTCTAAATCTTTTTCATTTAATCTACTCATTATTCTACAGGTTCTCCATCAGGGATAGTCTCTAATACAGTTTTATTGAGAGTCTTCAATCCTCCTAATGCATATCCTCTACCATAATATGTTGCCAAATCTGGAAATATTCTTTTTTGATTAGTGTCTATAAGCCATCTCCTAAAATCTTTTGCATCTTCATTTGTAACTACATCACCATTCTCTATATCATCTGGTAACTTTTCAGCAAACTTTGATTCAGCTAATTCTGAAATACTTCTATCTACTACTTTTTCTAATGTTTTAGTTTTTATATATCTTGGATAAAAATAATTATTTAATGTTTTTACTGACTCTTGTTGTTCTACAGTCAAGTAAGTATTATACAACGAGTTCATATTATTGCTTAATTGAGCATCTTCTATACCAGCTGTAGATATTATATCTTCAAAAGAATAAAGAACTCCATTTTGTCTAAACCCAGTTTCAGCGTATTCTTTTAATTCTTTTAAATATTTAGTTCGAAGACCTTTTACAAAAGACTGATAAAAATCTATGGTTTCTAATTCTGGTTTTGTGTAAGGCATTACAGCGATACCTTGAACGTAAATCCCTCATCAAAATATTGGTCAAGTTCTTCAACTGTTCCACTACCACTTACAACTCTATACTGTATAGAATAATATCTTTCAGGTTGATATCCGTCTAACCACAAGTTAAAATAATTACCAGTTGAATCACAACTTAGTTTTGAACCAGTTCCATATGGAACTATAACATCATTAGTTTCAGCATCAACTATAGAATAAAATGATGAAGTACTTGGTAAATATTTTACATTTAAATTAGAGGGTGTTGTTGAATATGTTTTAGCTGGAAATCTTTCTCTACCTACAAGTCTAAATCTTGCTTTAGATTTCTCTTTATATTCAGGTCTTAATCCTTTCATATAAATTGTCATATCTTCTAAAGCAGAACCTGTTAATGCTGATAATGATCCTGTTGACCATTTAGAATCATCCCAAACAACTTCTAATGTAGGTGGATATATTGTATTAGTGTTAGATGAAAAGAATGCAAAACTACCTAATCGAGCTGTACTACCTTCTGAAGCTGAAGGATCAGCATTTCCTATACTACCACTTCGTTTAATCATAAAACCATCATTTACAATTGAACCACTTAACCATTGATTTACAAGTAATGTAACATTCATTCTCATATCTTTAGTATTATGGTCATAAGAATGTGAGGCTTCAAATCCACTTCCACTCCACCAAACTCCACCTGAAGAGCTTACAGTTGAAGACCATGTTGTACCATTACTATCACCATATCTATATTTCCAACTCGCCCCATCAGCTGTTTGTGGATTATCGTATGAACGACCTGTACCCATATCCCAAGAACCACTAACTGGATATGCATATAAACTTTGTGATGTTGCCAATGCTTTTGGATTAGCGTCATACAAATTTAAAAAATATTTAGGATTTGTTATTCTATTATTTACAATTGATTCTGAAATATACGTTAAATCAAATTTCATTAAAATTCGAGAAACGTCTACAGTTGCTCCAGTCTCACTAACATTTTTTCTAATTTCTAATACTTCATCTAAACCCGCGTTCAAACTGGAACTGGCTTCAAAAAGTGTTGTGTCTTTTTCTGGAAATAAAAAATAATGCATTTACTTACTCCGTTATACCCAAACTATCACCAACAACTTTACCTTTAATATCGGCGTTGGGGTATTTAACTTCAAAAATACTTGGGTCTAAAGCTGGATATAAAACACCGTCAATTAAACTACTTCTTATATCATAGTAGTTACCAGAATATCCTTCTCCAGGTTTATATCTGTTTTCAATAACAACAGGTAATTTTTCAGGATTATTATCTGTAGGAGCTACAACTGATGCTACACCATCTACTAAAGATAATTCATAAGCTATATCAGACATAATAATTGGTTGACCTATTTGCCATCTATCAACATCGAAAAAATCTTTAACTGAGGCTACACATCTTAAAAGTACATCATTTTTATTAAAACCTGCTTTTGTTAAGATAGCAAAATTAACTGCAATGTTAATTATATAAGCATCTTTAATATTAACAGCATCTGTAACTAATCTGAATTGTGATAAATAAGTTTTTAAATTTTCTTTAACCGTTTGATTTAATGGTGTTAACTTTTTATTTGAATCATATCCTAAAGAATACATATTCATTGCTAACGGATTAGGTGTTCTAACTTGTAATGATTTTATTGTTCTTTCATTATCAACATCTTCTTGAGTTACTTTTCTTTCTAATTCATCAGTACCTATAGACTTATTTAATTGGTCATCTTGTACTAAATGAGTTTTAGCTATATTACCATATTTGGGTGGTAATGAATATGCTCTTACAATATAATCTTCTTTTGTTACAGCTCTACTTTGAGCTTGAAAAAATGCCAATGCGTTTTCTCTAACTTCTCTAATTGATTCACCCGCTGACCCACCTGTAGCTGGTTTTGGATTAGTAAATGATACTGAATCTTTTGCATCTTGAACTAATGATGTTGTTAACAAACTATCTTGTATTGTATATGTGATGTTTGATATATCCGTAATATCATTAGCATTTACATTATCATCTATACCACCACCGTAAGCATATCTTACACTAAGAGTTGTAGCAGCTGGTGCTAATCCAAAAGTTTTAGTTTTTAAAAAGTTACTTGGATCAAAAGCTGTTGTTAAATAAGTAGGACTACCAGGTAAGGTTGACCCAACCATATCTGGATTCGGAATTATTTCTTCATCTGCGTTCTCAGATATTCCTGCTCCAAATCTAAGAACTGTTGAATCATTTTGATCAATATAACTTGTAAATCTTCGTGATGTTTTATTTAATTTTAAAATATAAGGTGCAGTATCTTTATTAGTTACTGATGTAGGGTCATTAGTAGAATTATTTTCCATGTCAACAAAAACTGTATCTCTAGCCAACGAATCAACTTCATGCCATGCATTACCGTCACTATCAGTTACAGATATTATCTCTATAACTTTAGGATTTGATAATTTAATTTGACTATATTTTTCTGCTGTACCAAATGTAAAAGTTTCTGTAGTTATATTCCCACTCTCAGCTTTAACTTTCTTTTTCAATAAAAACTTTGTAGGAGCTCCTGAATCACTTTCGAATATTGTAATTTCACGTGGGTCATAGGAACTTGAAAATTTAAAGTTACAATCTTCTAATGTTCTAAACGTTGTACCAGTACTTGTTGATTTAACTTGTACTCCCGCATTAACAGTTAATGCATATCTTTCATCAGGTTTCTCATTCAATGCTGGAATAGTTTGAAATACATCTAACACAACATTTGATGGTGCCGTAACATTTGGCTTGTATCCAAATGACTGAGCTATGTTATAAACGTTTCGTTTTTCTTCCGCGTATGCAAGTAACGATTCTCTAAATTGTGAATCAATATAATAAGAAAGTACATCACCAACATATGCTGCCATTTCTATGAACATCATTCCAGGTGATGCCTCATTAAAATCATTATATGTATTTGGGAAATATACTTTAGCGAACTCTATAAGATTATCTCTAAAATCACTAAAATCTTTATTAAGATAATTTACTTGTTTAACTACATTCTTTTTTATACTTGTTCGGGCCATTTAATTACTCCTAAACTCGCTCTGCTGTATAGCTTGCATCTACTGTTATTGCTTCTTGTGTTTGTGGATTCAATGTAGTAGAAAATTTTATTTCCACATGAATTTTATTTTGATCTTGTTCTTCAGTTAATGTATTAACTTCTTGTATATTAATATACGGTAACCAAATTGAAACTGCCTGTTTTACTTCTTCTTCAAGTTTAACTGGTAATTCATCATCTATTTGTTCAAAACATAATGCTCTTAATCTACTACCAAATTCAGGTTGTCCTACTCTTTCACCTGGAAATGTCAATAGTAAATTTTTTAAATTATGTTTAGCCTGTTGTAATGAAGTCTTTGTCATTGCAAAGTCATTAAATCTATCTCGTCTTATAGGAAAAGATAAACCAATATAAGTATTAGGATTTAAATCAGTTTCTAATGCGGACATTTATTTTCCTTTTTTATCCATGGCTTTCATTAAACCAGAATAATCTCTTGTTAAAGCATTTGTTATATGTTCAGGAACTTCACCTACAGACTTACCCGCTTTTTGTAAAGTATCTACTGCTACCATATCTCTTCTAACCTCTTCTGGTTTTCCATATCCAAGAAGTTCAGTCATACGACTTGAATCAAATGCTTCACCACTCATTGTTGGATATTCTTCTAATTGTTTATCTGTTTTTGAAAGTCCAACTGTTTCATTTAAAACTTTATTTAAAGTCTTATTAGATGAATAACTAATTTCTTCTTTTTTAGGTTTTGGTTTTTTTACTACCGCGTCTTGAAGTAAAGGTGAAGTTTCTTCTTTTATAAATATCTTTTGCACTTCTTTTTTTACTTCCTTACGGACTACTTCTTGTATTATTTTCATTAACTCTTTTTTTGTCATAATAACTCCTATGTTGTTTTTACTTTATTACTTAACATTGTATTATTAGCTAATTTTGTTTGTAAAGCAAGTATACCGGCTTTAAAAGGAACCACGGCTGGCCCACCACCTGTAACAATTACTCCAGCTGGTGTGATAGCTGTCATAGCATTTGTAAAGGTTATATCCAAGTCCGTTAAAAAGTCATTTAAAAATGATTTTAAATCATCACCCCTTACTACGGGTTGATTAGCACCATTACCTATTTTTATTTGATCAGAATTTAAATTAATAGATTGATCTCCAATAATTCTAACTTCACCATTTTCACCACTTCCTTTAATAAATATACCGTCAGATTTTATTAGTATTTTTTTACCCTTAATTTGTTCACCGTCAAACTCTGTACCTGATAATCCGTCTGATGTTAAATAAATTGAACTATCATCTGTATCAATGTCTTCAGTAGTGAAATCACCGTCACCAGTATCTATATTTGTTCGTATTTTAATAGATGGTTTATTTTTTTGACCATCAAAATGTATTGAATGTCCAAATCTACCTTCATATACAATAGAACCTTCATTTACTTGAATATGTTTAACATTTTTTCTTTCAAATGTATCACCATATTTTGTATTTTTTTCATAGATACCACTAGCACCTGGTATAGCGTTTTCGTTCGGTGAATTTTTTCTATTTATAATACTTGTATAATAATGTTGACCATTATATTCTGTAACTACTACATGCTCACCAATTAAAGGTATATTTGTTATATTAGGCATTAAAGGTAAAACTACTCCACCGAGTAATTCTTGATGTGGATTATTAATAAAAGTACCTCTTACTGCTCCATACGCTCCACCTCTAAATGACTCTTTTATAACCTCTCGTACTTCAAAAGCTTCTGATTCATGATAATCATATTGTGAAGCATTAATAATTTGTTTTACCATTGAAGCTATTCTGGAATAAGTTGGCATACCAGTTGGGTAAGACGTAGTTGTATCTACAGTTCTTTTATGTTTCCAGGCCATTTAACTTACCTTTTTTACTGATTCTATTTTGTTGTGTATTTTATCTGACTCTACTTGTAAATCTTTAACAACATCTTCCATTCCTGTAAGTAGTTGTGCTTTCTCTTCTTCTGATAATCCATATTCATCTTCAGCACCAGCTCTACTTTCCGCGGAAATTAATCGTTGAACAACTCCTGCCATTTTTACAAGCTGGTCATCATTTTTTACATTAATTTCTAAGTACTCTTTTATCATCGGTACTATCTGAATTGCGGTGTCGCCGTCTTTAATAAATTGAACAAGTTCTTTCGTTAACACATCAAGTTGTTTACGATTGTATTGTGTATTATCGTATATGTCTTTAAAAAGAGAAGAAAGTGATTTTCCTTCAAAGATTTCGTAATCAATTGCCATAGCTTACCTTAAATATTATTACTCAAATATAAATATATTACAACCTAAAAACTTCTATATATAAATATATATTGAAATTTATTATTTGTATGCGTATATAGTTATTATTGAGTAAAGGGTTTTGAGGTTTTTACCGATTTACCCTTTTTTTCTAACTAACGGGAGATAACCGATGAAGGAAATCATAACAATGGTTAAAGGATACGTTGATGACTTAGCTCATCTAATGATGTCTTTTGTAGCTATAGGTGCTGTTTCTGAAGTAATCTTTGGATCTGGTATCTTTGGTGTCAAAGTTATTGGTAACCTAACATCTATCATAAACACATTCGGCGAATCGGGTTTCGCCGGACTCGTCGCATTGTTGGTGTTGGTGGGTTTATTTCGTAAGTAGGAGCGAAATAGGTTTGATAGCCCTACACTATCAAACATGAAAAAGGGGAACAATTACGTTCCCCTTTTTTTATTTATATGAATCAGATTATATCTGATTAAACCATAGTTTAAATGACTCGTCATCATTTGGTAAAGATGGTTGTTTACCAGCATTGATCCATTTAATACCACTTTCAGCTTCAGTAATAGACCTTTGGAAAAAAGCTGTCCACTTACTATAGTCATCATATGCGTTAATCTTTGAATTTAAACCGTCAACATATCTACGAAGAAAACCATTAGTAACTATTTTTTTACCGTTTTCAATAACTAAAGTATCTAATCTACCTGTCATCGTATTAATGTAATGTCTTCTACTACTAATATCAAAGTTCTTAGCTAATTTATCATCTTTAATAACAGTATGAACTCTTGATTCACCAGTATAAATACTAGCAACTATAGAATTAGACAATCTTGGCTTTAACTTTTTCATATCACTATGTAACTCTTTAAAAGCTTTACTTACTGACGGTTTATAACCAGTATGTCCCGCTCGAGCTTTTACATAGTCATATATAGTCCAAGCTTTACCTGTAACATTAAACTCAATAACAGTAGAAAGGACTTCATCTTCATCTTCACCATCTTTCCACCATAATATAGCTATTGGTACCATTGGATCTTCATCATCTTGAAAGATGTTTCTTAAAGCTCTTACTCTATGAGTAGCTTCAGCTATCTTATACTTACCAGTAATTGGGTTTTTTGGAAATACCTTAATCGCATCCATAAAACCATTGATTATTGTTTTGTCTTCCATACTTTGAGTAAGTTTGGTATATTCTTCCCTGTTTAATTTTACTTCATACTCTAATGAAGAAAGGGGTATATACGTAAGATTAGGAAAAGGTATATTCTTATTATTTGTATATTCCACTTGTTTTGTAGCTTGATGCATTATGCACCTCCTTAATTGGATTATTTAACTAGTATAGGTTTCATACCTATAGTGGAGCTGACAGGACTCGAACCTGCGACATCCACAGTGCAAGTGTGGCGCTCTCCCAAACTGAGCTACAGCCCCGAGCCATCTCTCAGATTCGAACTGAGGACCTGCTGATTACAAATCAGCTGCTCTACCAACTGAGCTAAGATGGCGTATTTATTAAAAAATACTTCCTGTATTTGAAGTATCTATATCTCCAGTTTGTGAAAATTCCAGTATCATATTAGCGTAATATTTTTTCATTTGATTTATCACTCTTGTAATATGTTGTGTATTAGAACCTGTCATTTCTCTAATCATAATATACAAAGCTTTTTTATTAAAGTTTTCAATGTTTAATCTTCGTCTAAATAATTCTAATACTGCATCAGCTACTAAAATATCTTTTTGTCTACGAAATACATTTGTAATATTATTTTCCCAATATTCTAACATTTGATTTACAAATTCTTTATTAAATTCATCAACTTCAGATTTTTCACTTTCACCAAATACATTTCTTTTATAATCTAAGGTTATAATATCATCATGTATTTTCATTTTTTTATAATTATTGTTATTATTTAAAATTAAATAATTTTTACCTACTATAGAAAAATATGAAAACGCTCTACCTTTTTCTTGTTTATATTTGGGTAATTGTAATACCATAAAAGATACCACTTCGTGTTTAACATTATCAAGTGGTACATCAAAATAATAAAATTTAAAAGTATGTATTAAATTCTCTGCCATTTTTTCAAATGCGGCTGCTATATGTTCTTCATAAATTCTATTTTTTATAGCTGGATTTGAACTCGCATTATATCGAATAATCGCATCTTGAACTGGTTGTCCAAAATACATTTTACTCTTTTTACGTCTTTTTTTCTTCACAACTTTAACAGGTTGCTTTATCGCATCTATCATCTTTTTCGTTTGTTGTTTAGTTGCTGGCATCAATCTCTTCTCCTCTTAAATTATCTAACTCATTTACAGTTTCTTTTATCTGTTCAAATATTGCACCTACTTCATCATCTGATTCAAAAGCTCCTTTAGCATCAATAACTTTCAAATCAGTTTGAACTGTTTCTATTCTTTGACTAAAATCTTCTACCCAAGTTTCTAACATTTCGGTTTTTTTATTTAAGTTCCAAATTATATAACCTTCAACTATAAACGCTACAGTTTCTATAGCTAATATTATTTCTACCCACATCATTTGTCTCCAAACAACTCATTGAATAAGTCTTTTGATTTTTCAGAAAGTATATCAGGTGTTTCATCTTTAACTAATGCTTGTTTCATATTTTCTACAGCTTCAGCTTCTTCTCGTTCTCTTTCTACTTTCAATTCTGAATTAAAAATTTCTTCGTATTTAATATTTGAATCTGAACTAAACATATACTGTTCTTTTTCCCATCGAGTAGCTAAACTATCTGCGTTATGTAAAAGATGTGGTAAATTAGTTTTTAAATTTTTACCTTCACCGTATCCCATAAAATAATCTTTATTAGCCTTTTCATACATACCATCAGTTAATCTTAAAGCGAGATATTCAACTTCATTCATCTTAATATCAAATTGACTTAACAACCATACAGACCTATCAGTAACAGTCATCCAATGTAAGTTCTCATCATAACCATACATCTTACCTTGATTTATTCTATGCCATTCTGATTCATTAGGAATATAATAATCATACTCTAAATTACCCACTTTACCTAAATCGTGATGTAGTGTACAAAATATAATATTCTCTTTATTGTATTCTGAAGTATGTAATCCTAACTCTTTGTACAGTTCATACAATCTTAAAGCAAATTTTGTAACATTTAAAATATGACATACATAACCTCCTGGAAATGCGTTGTGATAATATATCACTCCACTCGCTGGTGCGAACATCATTCTATCTTTAAAAAATTCACACATTTTTAAAATGTTATCTCTACGTTCACCTTCAAACGTATCTGTAATTAGTTCAATTACTTCATTCCATTTATCTTGTAATTGTTCTGGTGTTAATTTCATTTTTACTCCTATTAAAAAAATTTGTTTTTAATTATATCAACTTCATCAGTATTAGTATTACTCAATTTTTTATATAACGGTTTATACTTTTCAAATACTGTTCTCGGGTTATTACCCTTAACCATTTTATCAAGAGACATTAAAAGTTCATACATATCATTAGACAAAACTTGTTTTAAAATATAATCATGACTGTAAACATAATATTCAGCTTTTTCAATCGCTTCTTTAAAAACCATAAAATTATGTAAACGTATTGCCATAGTACATTGACCTTTCCATTTTATAGTATCATCCCAAGTTAATGCTTCTCTCAAATACTCATTATCAAATTCAGTAGATACGGGTAGATGTTTAAATACTTGATTCTGAAAACTATCATCATACTTAGGTATATTAAGAGATTGAAAAGTGGCCTTCTTAAAATTGTAATTATAATAATAAGAACCGAATACTACAGCTCTATCTGGTGAAGAACTATCAGTTGTAACAACTATGTCAGACCCGACTTCATTTAAAGATTTTTGTAATTGATTTAACATTAAAAAATCTGAAATTTTAGATATACCTAAAATATGAAAATACTTATTTGTATCTTTTAAATGTTCTTTGCCATTCAACAAAGACATTACTCCTGACATAAAGGTGTAAACGTTTCTACCTCCACCACCTACAGCCCAACCTTGAAATGGAAAATCTTTCATTTCATTATACCAGTTTACATATTCAAACTCATTTGTACCCTGAACTATATTTAAAAAATCTGTATTACCACTTTGTTTATCTGCAAAATATTTAAAATTGTCTTTACTAATTTTTAAACATTCTTCATACATACCTTCATACTTTATTTTAGGTGGGATATCTAAATTCATTGCTATATCAGAATTATGTTCTAACCAATTAAATATTTTTTCTCTAATTAACTTATCCCATTTAATTGCTCCTGAAGCTATTTGATATCCACCTGAATCACCCATAACTAAATTTTTATCTGTTAATCCTAAGTCATTTTTATAATCTTCTTTTCTATAATGATGTCCTGCGGTTATCAATATATCTGTATGCCTATACTTCTCAGGAAACTCTTCACTATAGAATCTAATAGATAAACCGTTTTTCAATTTGACATTTTTAGCTAATGAACTCCCCATTGCACCAGCCGAAAATGATGGAAAATATATAAACTTACTCATTTGTCGGGATTCACTATTGCCATATTTTTTACTGCTATATAATCTTGAATTTCTTCTGACTCTTCATCTTCCCACGGATACACAATCCATTTATCTTCTTTATCTATTACTGCGTAATCAGGTTTTACAATTGATTGTTCGTGTTCGTGTATTGTAACATAACATGCGTTTTCACAAACATCTAATTTTTTATATGTATTTAATGTCGTACCAGTATCTGCTATGTCGTCAATAATAATAAATTTCTTATCATACATAATATCTAAATTAGCTAAATAAGGTATATCTAATATATGACTTAATATTACTGCCAGTATTACTCCACCTCGAGGTATACCATATACACCTTCATACTTAACATTTGTTTGACGTAAATAATCTGCAATATCAGTTACACACTCATCAACTAAATTCCAACTAATAAATTCTTTCATTTTAAATCCCTTATAAAATCATAAAATTCTTCTCTTGCTCTATCTGTATCTTTAAACTTACCACTTAACTTAGCCGTCTTCATAATAGAATTATGTTTAACACCTCGAACACAAGTACACATATGATTAGCTTCAATCATAACAGCTACACCTATATTATTCTCACATACATCATTAATATGATCATGTATCTGCATTGTTAAGTTTTCTTGTACTTGAGGTCGTCTTGAATAAAATTCTACAATACGATTTAACTTACTAAGTCCGATAACCTTACCTTCTGATGTAGGAAGATATGCTACATGCGCTTTACCTACAAACGGTAAATGATGATGAGAACATAATGAATGTAATTTAATATTACCTTGAAATACCATACCATCATAACCATCAACATTATCAAATGCTGTAATCTTTGGTGGTTTACTATATACACCCTGGGCTAAATCATTTACAAAAGCTCGAGCTACTCGTTCTGGTGTATCTGATGAATTTGGGTCATTCTTCCAATCGAACCCAAGAGCTGTCATATAACGACCATAATACTCAGCCGCTTCTTGAATCATCTCGTCTTTTTCCCATTCTTTTAATATTTTATTGCCATTGGCATATTTTAATTTACTCATATTTTATTGGATCCTTAACTTCTAAAGTTGAGAAAGCTAACATTCTATCATTACAAGCTCCACATTTTCCACACGATAATCCCAAATCTTCTGGTTCATAACACGATAAAGTATTTCTGAATATAGTTTCTGAATCTAATTTTAATCTCTCACAACAAAGTAACGCATCTTCAACTATCAAATGTTTATATCCATCAACATAAGGTAAATAATAATTTATTTTATCTGATTCAACATTACCTTCTTTGAATGCACTTTCTAATTTATCAAAAAATATACGAGTACAATCTGGTGGTATTGTATGTGTACCGTCGTGTACACCCAATCCAATATCTACAAAAACATCTTTCTCTTTAACTAATGAAACTGCATAACCATATATTAAACTTGAAAATATCGCATTTCTATTTGGTACAAAATTTAATTTCATTTTATTTTCATCTGTCTTACCAGTCGGTACATAAATAGCATCACTTGTTAATGAAGATTTAAACTTACTCATAAAACTTGATAAATTCATATTTGTATGAGTTATATCAAATTTATGAAACTTTAAATATCTCAAATTTAAATCTAATCGTCGTAATTCTATTTCATTCTTTTGACCGTAATAAAAACTAATAGCATGAACTTTATCATAGTCTTTATCTAATAAATGAATTAGTAATGAAGTAGAATCTAATCCACCGCTGATGCTTAAAACAGCTTCTTTACTCAACTTTACTCCATTGTCTATAACCATATACATTCATCATTAAAACAAATATACATATTGCAATTTGTGGTTTAGCATTTATTAAAATTCCATATATTAGAAATAACATATTACCTAAACCCCAAACGTGAAAACAATATATTTTCTGTTTAGCATTAAAATAATAACCTAACAAAACGAATATAAATCCTAACCAACCTGTCACTTCAACCATTAAACTCCTCTTATATCTCCATAGGTTATAATATGTAACCTATCTGTAAAATTATATCCTTCTTTTGTACACAGTTCCATTAACCATTTTCGTCTTTCATTTAATTGTTTGGGTTCTATTCCTTCAGGCATCAAATATACTTTTCGATTAGGTACCCCTAATTCGTCTTGTAATTCCTTTACTTCTTCTAAATCTTTCTCATTTGATATAACTGGTTTTAATTGGTAATCTGGATGTAAGTCAAGTAACAATTTCATTGCCTCATAGTTACAACGCCACTTCTCGTGTTTCTCTTTATCTTGTTCTGTAACTGTTCTATTCAAATATGGCATCCAAGTTCCAGGTCTTGGTGTTGAGTTTGATAACTTTGGTGAAAGAGATATTAAATCTGCTTGAGTACTTACTGATTCGCTACCTTCTGTTTCTATCGTAACATAATGATGATGTATTTTAGCCAAGTTACACAAATCAACTAACAGTTCTCTATGTAAAGTTGGACCTCCTCCTGTAATCATAGTATGTTTAATATGAGTATTATCTGAATAAAATTGGTCAATATCATCATAAGTAAACTTACCTTTTTCTGGTCCCCAAGAACTATATGGTGTATCACAAAAAGAATTTGCAAATTGACAACGTAATCTACAACCTGTAACTCTAATTAATATATGTGGTACACCTGTTAATTTTCCTTCACCTTGTAAACAGGTGTAAATTTCATTTATAGGAATAACTTTTTTAGAGCTTTCTATCGTCATACTCCACTATACCTTTATGAGTAGCATACTTTTTAATATGTTCATAATTTCTTTTATAAAAATTTTCTTTCTCAATATCTGGAATTGATTCTTTATAGACATCTGTATAACAATTTGGTGTTTCATTCAAACGAATATGATGTATTTCTAATCCTTTATAATCTTCAAAAAGAATCTGTTGAGCTAGAAATATTTCACGAGCTACATTTTCTACTGATGGATTACAATAATCTTTACCATTTAAACTCATCTCATATAATTTAGTTTCAATGTCTATTAGAGTATTAATAAGTAACGTGTCGTGTGGATTAACTATAAACCCGTGGTCCATCATATCATCTATCCATTGAACACCAACTCTTTTTATTTCTTTGAAATCAATTATATAACCAATCTCATGCATATCTTGAAAAGAGTAAGTTAGTTTAATATGATACCGATGGCCATGTGCGTTAAAACATTTGAACCTTTCGTTCATTACTCTATGACCAGTATCAAACCCATATTCTCGGGTGATTGTCTGCATTATAACCTCATTTATTTAATATTAATATACAACAATATTTATCATTTGTCAAGCTTTAATTTCCACTTACTACTAAATCGGTTTTAATTATCTTTGCCTTATCAAATTTATATGGTTTAACATCAATTGATTCAAGTATATCAATACGATTAACCCAACGTTTGTTCATAGTATCCCTAACTTGATAAACTCCATCCTTATTGGTTGTACCTTTAAGTAAAACGAAGTCACCATAATCTAGCCAACCTCCGAATCGTTTCAGAAGATTTCTACTCACCGCTATAAATTTATAATTGGACGCCTCTTGGGTCCTAATGCGCGTTCCATCTGCGAGAATGTTCGGTGTAGAATCGGTCTGATAACGAACTGGTTGATACATAGTTACTGTCACTATCATTCCCTCTGTTTCGTATTTAACCAACTTATCTTTCAATTCAACATTTTCTTTTTCTAAAGAAATTAGTTGTGCATTTGTTTTACTCATTAATCGTGTTGATACAACACCGTTAATGTATGTAATCAATACAATACACAATGCTACAATATATTTATTATTATTCATTAATATACCTTTTATATAAATAGTTAATCTTTTGTCTAAACTTACGTTTTTTTGTGGAGCTGGTGGGATTCGAACCCACGTCCAGTCTGTCTTCGATAATCAGTCATTCACAACTTGTTTGATTTCTAATAGGATAAAATCAACAAAACACCATCGAGTTCGTAACCTCGACTCCACTTCATCATCCCTCTGAAGTAAGGAATAGTTTTCCACTAAGGTAGGATACTATTACACCCAACCGTTTGTCTAACTTATTTTATGCTCGGGTGTTAGACAACCCAAGGACTTATGCGTATGCGTAAGTCGGTTCGTAATTTGAAACAGGTTCAACGAAATCGTCGGACACCATTTCTGATGTGGCTAAGTGCCAATCTATTACCAACCCTTGTAGCGATTTATCGCTATTTTGGTTGTTGAGTCTTTTATAGCGAGTCTTACTCAAACTCCGTTGCACTGTATTATCAATCAACATCTGTCGAAACCATTCAGCCCCGTATTACTTAGTCCGTTGATGTAACGTTTTTTGCTACTGGACCTTTTGTACCTTCTCCGATTTCAAATGTTACTTTTTGACCTTCTTGTAAAGTCTTAAAGCCTTCTGTTTGAACTTCAGAAAAATGTACAAAGTAATCTGTATCGGTTGATGTTTCGGCTACAAACCCGTAACCCTTTTTACCATCAAACCATTTTACTGTTCCTGTACTCATTGTTCTATCCTCTTAATATAATTATTTATTTTTACCAATTATCTTCTTCACCCTCTTCAGTATATTCTTGAAACGGGTTATCTATTTCTATTACTATTTCATCAATCACTTCTTGAACTAAAGACCAATCTTCAGTTTCATTTGCTTCTTCTAACTTATGCATTAAAACTTCTAAATCAAACATATTTTATTTCACTTTCGAATAAGTATTATTTTAATCAAAATTAAGTTAATAAATGTGGTGAGGCCTCAACTTGACCAGCCCTTGTAACTTCTATTAATTCTACTTTAGAATGATACTCAGAAATATTGTTAGCACCAACATAGCTGAAAGCACTACTAATTCCCTCTTGTATATCACCAATGATTCTTTTGACTTTCCCTTTGTATGGAATAACCTTGTGATTACCTTCCACATTTTTATTATCACCTCTTGATTTTTTAGAGTCCAACGATGCTGAACCTCTGTATTTTTTATATAACTGTTCGTTAGGCCACTTGCCTACTTTTTCAATTTCTCCTGGACTTTCTTTTGTACCAGATAAAAGGGAGCCCAACATAATCGTATCAGCCCCACAAGCAAGTCCTTTACACACATCACCAATATTACGAACCCCACCATCAGCAATGGTAGGACAGCCAAAGGTATCAGCAACGGCGACGCAATCAAGCAAAGCAGTAACTTGAGGGATTCCCACACCTGTCCTAATGCGTGTTTCACATAACGATCCGTTTCCAATGCCGACTCGTATCGCGTCAGCTCCTTTTTCACATAAGTATTGTACCGCTTCTCTTGTTGCAACCGATCCCGCAACAACTTCAACTCCCTGTATGTTTTTAATTCTTTCAATTGCTTCACCTACTAATTTATGATGACCATGTGCTACATCTATAAGTAGAACATTACATCCATTCTTAACTAATTCTTGTGCTCTCTCAAACCAATCTCCTGTAACACCAATTGCTGCTCCAAACTTAACATTATAAGTATATAAAGTATTTGTCATATTAGATTGTTTTTCAATTGACATAAACCTATGAATAATACCCATTCCACCCAACATATCCAATTCAATCACCATATCTAATTCAGTAATTGTATCCATAGGTGAAGACACAATTGGTAAATCTAATTTAATTTTTTTAGTAAACTGAGTAGATATATCTATCTTATCTCTATGTTCTACTTCTGAATATTTAGGAACAATATTTATATCATCATAAGTTAATGCTTTTTTCATTTTTTATTTTTATTCTTATTATAGACATCTTTAATTAATTTTACTAACCTATATTTTTCTTTTTTAGATTCACCTGATCGTTCTTTTATTAATTCTAATTGTTGTTCGTGTGTACGTTTATCTCGCACTACTTGTCTCTGCACCGCTTCTTCTTTTCTTTGCTGTACTCTTGCTTTGTTGTTATTTCCTCTAATCTTCATATTTTAAAATTCCGTACTTTATATTGTTGATAAAAAAAATCTATTGTATCTATATCTAAATCTTTCCAGGTCATCTTTTCTTCTTTTAATCTTTTTTTTATAAACTGTCCAAGAGTTATTTTATCACTCCTACGTTTCGTATATTTCAGCGTTCGCCGGTACATAAATTTCCCATTCACCACTATCTATAAGTGGTTTTGCTTTTTTATATTTTAAATCTTTTGTTTCTTTACCATTAGTAATCATAACAATTTCATTTCTACCAAATTTATGTTCAACTTTAATTGGTTTCATTTCATAAGTTCTATCTAATATTCTTAATCCATTTAAATGGTCAATTTCATGTTGAACACATATTGATTCTAATAATTTTAACTCATCACCCTGTTTTTTATGTTCATCTTCCCAACTACCTTTACTATTATGATGCAGTTCGTCTGGTCCAAAATATAATTTAGATTCATAATTATCACATTCTACTATAACATACTTATACCGTGTAGTACGACAAGGTTTACCAGGAAATGATAAACATCCTTCATAATAATTTATTTCATCCCACTTTTCTACGATTACTGGATTAATTAATATAATTGGGTTAACAACATTAACAACAGCTACCTTAGCATCAATACCAATTTGATTAGCAGCCAAACCAATTCCATCTTGTCTTCTATTTAAAACTTTTAATAGTTCTTGTGCTATACTATGTCCTTCTGGAATATAGTATTGTCCTGCGTCCTCTCCCTCTACTTTACCTTTAAGTGAAACTCTTTTACATGGTTTAGTTAATGATTCATTAAACGTAACTACGTGTTTCATTTTTCTCCTCTTCAGCTAACGCTTTTGAATATGCTCTATTATCTCGTCTATACACTTTTTTAAAATCTATTTTTATTTTATAATCTAACAAAGCTTGACATTTACTACACCAGTTGGGAGCCATAGACTCATGAGTAAAATTTGTTCTTAAATGTTCTTCTATATATTGTCGTATTAAAAGCATATCTTCAGTATTATATCTAAATGCCAACATACGTATTTTTGAATTTTGTCCACATTCTTTACAATCACCTTTTTTAGATTTCTTTGTTTTATGTCTTAAAACATAAGAACCGTCTCTTCTCTTTACTAAATCGTCTTTAAATCCCATTAAAATCTCGGATTATTATTATTCATATCATTTAACTTTACTGCAATATAAATCAGTAAACAAACTACTATAAATTCAAACACTATACCTCCTATATAATTTATTACAAAGTTTCATATCTCCTGGTAATATTCTTTTCTGAATATTATAATCATATTCTAATTGTTCTATTATCTCAAAATCATCTTTAAGTTCATCTGTCCATGCTCCAGGAATAGATCTTTCCTGTGTATACTGCAAAAAGGTAGCTCTTAAATGTTTAATCTTTTTTAAGATATTATCCACAATATTATGTATCTACTCCTACTTCTTTAAATAACATTCCATTTGTAAAAATCCCAGCTACTTCGGGGCCCTTTAATTCTAAAACAAAATTTCTATATAACAAAGCATCTTCATCATCCGCCGCCCAATACTTAGTACCATCTAATAACATATATTGTTTTAAATTATGTTTTATGTGAAACGGTATAACTTTCTTTTTCTTTTTAGCCATTTGTTACTGATTCTACTCCCGCTTTAAATCCTCTTTCATACAATGCGTCTGTAACATTAATAAATGTGTATGACCATAATACAAGCATTATTATCCAAAATAAATTTAAACCAAATACAGTTGTATTAGTAACTGCTTCTCCAAACCATATTACACCTTTATTAAACGGTTTTATAAACCAACTCATTAATTCCATAACTAATTACCCCTTATATATTTCGTGATTAAGAAATTCTTTTTGTTTCTTATGTGCCTTTTTTAAGGCTTGTTTCTTTTTATACTTTTCAACAAGTATTTGATCGCGTGACCGACGTTTAGCTTTCTTCTTAAGTGGTTTCACCTTAGTAGGTGGTAGCGTACCCTTCAGTTTTGGTTGTTCTTTACCTTTATGAAATACATTACCGTCTTTATCAACATACTCTTTCATAAAATGCCAACCTACAGGACGACCGGTTGATTGGTATCGAGATTTCGGTGGTTCAAGTGGTACTAATGCATTAACACATCGAGAACATATAACAGACAAAGCACTTTCACCAACATTTCTAACTTCTTGGCCACATTTACTACATAACATATATCTAACATTATGAACTAAATATGATGGGCTTTGTTTTTTCTTTTTTCGCATTTTGTTATTCCTTTTTATGCATGGGCGATATATCCCATTTCTAATCCTATTTTTAAAAGTCGTTCAAATAATTTAGCTTCTGACATTTCTTCTATCTCATCTAAAAACTCTTCAAA